ATTAGACCCCCACCCCCTTTTTGTACAGAAAAAGTTTTTATAGGTTTTTTAAAACGGCAGTACCCAAATTTTTTATAGGATATTTTTATGGACTTACGAGAATTGATAGAACAATTAAGACAATCAATGCCATCAAATGTAGGACAACTACCACCAATGTCAGAAGCTGATGCTGCAAGATTAAAGCAGATTATGATGCAACAACAAATGGATGAGTTCTCTAGACAAAATGCTTTTATGTCTAATCCACAAGCAGTACCGTACTACCAACAAACAAATCCACTAGGAAATACGATGACTAACGTAGCACCACAAGGCGGTGGTATGTCTGTCAGACAACCTCCTATGGATTTGAATTCACTCATTAGAATGTTATCTAGATAAGGGGAAAGTTATGCCAATGGTCGGAAAAAAGAAATTTGCTTACACAGAAAAAGGTAAGAAAGAAGCTAAAGAATACGCTAAAAAATCAGGTAAAAAAGTAGCAGCTAAACCAGCTAAAAAAGGAATGAAAAGTGGCTACTAAAACTGGACTTTATGCCAACATCGCAGCAAAGAAAAAACGTATAGCTCAAGGTTCTGGCGAGAAGATGCGTAAGGTAGGATCTAAAGGTGCACCTACAGCTAAAGCTTTTAAAGAGTCTGCGAAGACTGCTAAAAAGAAATGATTAAAAAGGGTAAGGAAACGTTCTCTGGTTATAACAAACCTAAAGCCACGCCTAGCCACCCTACTAAATCACACGCTGTATTAGCTAAATCTGGCGACAAAGAAAAGCTTATACGCTTTGGACAAAAAGGTGTAAGTGGTGACAAAACAAATACAGATAGAGCAAAATCTTTTAAAGCAAGACACGCTAAAAACATAGCAAAAGGTAAGATGAGTGCCGCATATTGGGCTAACAAAGTAAAGTGGTAATTTAACAACTAGGAGGCGATGACCCTATATGGAGTCGCAAAAAACTTTAGATACTGGGTATAGACCACGAGTCCCCCAAAAACTGATACACAATGCAGTCAAAGATCATAGGTTTGTGGTAGTTGTAGCACACAGACGTATGGGCAAGACTGTATCTGCTATTAATCAACTTATACATAGTGCACTTACCTGTACAAAAAAAGAACCTAGATACGCATATGTAGCCCCTACATATAATCAATCTAAACGTATTGCATGGGACTATCTTGTAAACTATACAAGACCTCTAGGTGCTAAAGTAAACATTGCTGAACTTCGTGTAGACTTTATGGGGAGACGTATCTCACTTTATGGTGCAGATAACCCTGACTCACTTCGTGGTATTTACCTCGATGGTGCAGTGATAGACGAAGTAGGTAATATCAATCCATCTGTCTTCAGTGACATTATCCGACCTGCGTTGACAGACCGACTAGGTTTCTGCGTTGCTATGGGTACGCCCAAAGGCAACAATCACTTTAGAGGGTTGCGAGATAGAGCCGCTGAAGGACAAGGATGGAAACTATTAGAGTTTAAATCTTCAGATACTAAACTACTAAACGAACAAGAATTAACAGCAGCCCGCCTTGAAATGGGTGAAGATAAGTTTATGCAAGAGTTTGAGTGTAATTTTAACTCTCCTGTAGAAGGCTCTTACTACTCTAAACTTATAAATGAAATAGAAGAAAAAGCACACATGACGGAAATACCTCGTGATGATTTGTGTCGTAATTACACAGCATGGGACTTGGGTATGTCTGACTCTACAGCTATCTGGGTAGCCCAACTTACAGGCAAAGAAATAAGACTTATTGATTATATGGAAAATCATGGTCAAGGATTAGATTACTATGTGTCATGGTTAAGAGATAACGACTATGCACACTTTACTCACATACTTCCACATGACGTGGAGGTAAGAGAATTAGGCACAGGCAAATCTCGTAGGGAAACTTTAGAAGATGCAGGTCTCAATATTGTGACTGCTCCTCGCCTCAATGTTGCTGATGGCATACAAGCAGTAAGAAGAATAATTCCTAGATGTTGGTTTGACCCAAAAGCAAAACAAGGTTTAGATGCTCTTCGTAATTATCGTAGACACTATGATGAAAAAAGAGCTGTATTCCATGATAGACCATTACATGATTGGTCATCACATGCTGCTGACGCATTTAGATACCTAGCAACAGGCTTGGATGAGAGTCCAGCAGAAGAGTGGAATAAACCTATTAACGTAAACACTAAATGGATAGTTTAATGGATATTAACAAATTAAAAAGCATTATCGAGTCTGAAATTGATGATTCTATTGGCTATGTTGAAACAGACACAGTTGCAGAACGTCAAGAAGCACTTGAATACTATCTTCGTGAGCCATATGGTAACGAAGTAGAGGGTAAATCACAAATTGTTACTGGTGAAGTAGCAGAAGTTGTAGACGGAGCATTACCTCAACTTATTCGTGTATTTACATCTACAGACGGTGTGGTTGAATTTCAACCTGTAAACGATGGTGACGAACCTTTTGCACAACAAGCAACAGAGTATTGTAACTGGGTATTCTATCGTGATAATGATGGCTTTTTAATTCTACATAACTGGTTTAAAGACGCACTATTACAAAAGACTGGTATTGTAAAAGCGTACTGGGATGAAAAGATTGACGTTACTAAAGAGTCTTATGAAGACTTAACTGACGATCAACTCATCATGCTTATGCAAGACGAAGATTTAGAAGTTGTTGAGCAAGAAACAGAAGAAGAAATTAACGAAGTCACTGACCCAATGACAGGTCAAATATTCCAAAATATTACTCGTGAACACAAAGTTAAAGTAAAACGCACTAAAAAAGATGGTCGTGTGGTTGTTGAAAACGTACCACCAGAAGAATTTCTTATCTCTAAACGTGCTAGAACTATTCAAGACTCACCATTTGTAGCTCACCGTAGAATGATGACTCGTTCAGAGTTAATTGCAATGGGATTCAAGAAAGATATCGTTGAAACTCTACAATCTGGCGACACTTTAGAGTTTAGTCCAGACAGAATTGCTCGTTATTCTCGTGGTGAACAACCTAATAGCATGGGTTCACAAGATCAATCTATGGAAGTCGTAGAAGTTTACGAATGTTACATCAAAGTTGACTACAATAATGATGGCATTGCCGAATTAAGACGTGTTGTTTACGCTTCTAACGAAGTTTTAGAAGATATGGAATGTGATTACATCCCATTTCACTCACTTTGCCCAATTCCTATCCCACATAAGTTCTACGGACAGTCTTTAGCTGATCGTGCACTAGATTTACAGCTAATTAAGTCTACTGTTTTAAGACAAATGTTGGATAACCTCTACTTAACTAACAATTATCGTGTTGGTGCAGTAGAAGGACAGGTAAATCTTGATGATTTACTCACATCTACAGCAGGTGGCGTAGTTAGAATGAAGAATCCTAACGCTATTGTACCATTAACTGTACAACCTACTACATCTGGATCATTCCCAATGCTTGAATACCTAGATGGCGTACAAGCAAGACGTACAGGTGTATCAGATTCACAAAATGGTATAGACCCTAACATCTTACAAAACGTAACAGCTGCTGCTGTGTCAGCAATGTCACAATCAAGTGCAGGAAAGCTTGAATTAATAGCTCGTATCTTTGCAGAAACAGGCGTTAAATCGCTTTTCAAAGGAATCCTACACCTACTATGCAAATATCAAGATAAAGAGCGTTTGGTGCGTATAAATGGCAAATTTGTACCATTTAATCCTCGTGAATGGAATGACCAATACAATGTATCTATTAACGTAGGTTTAGGTACAGGTACTCGTCAAGAACAATTAACTACTATGCAAATGATCTTGCAAAAACAAGAGCAAATCATTCAGCAATATGGTCTATCTAATCCATTAGTGAACTTAATGCAATATCGCAATACATTAGCCAAGTTTATTAACATGGCTGGTTTCAAAGATGCTGCACAATTCATGAATGAAATTACACCAGAGCAAAATGAAATTCTTTCACAACCTCAACCAGAAAAACCAGATCCTAATACAGAAGCTGCAAAAGTATTAGCTGAAGTTGAACGTGAAAAAGCAGTGATTCGTGCTCAAACAGAAGCTGCTAAACTTGAATTAGAACGTGAGCAAATGCAATTAGATAATGCTCGCAAAGCATTAGAACTTCAACAACAAGAACTAAAACAAAATACTGAATTAGCTCTTAAACAATTAAAGATTGAAACTGATGCTGCTAATCAAGCAGAACAAACTCGTGGCACTAATACCAAATCTATTGTAGATGCTTTAAATACTATTAATAACATGACACAAGGAAATAATAATGTCCAATAAAGTAGACGCTATTACTAGCATACTTAATGACGAACATTTTCAAGCTGTAGTTAAAGAGCTACAAGAAAATCAATTACAACGCATCATCTACTCTAATGCAGATCAAACAGATGTGCGTGAACAAGCCTATCAAAGAATAGCTTGTTATAACGAACTTATGTCTTACTTGGAATCAATTGCTAAAACTAGCGACATTAAAAGTAAAGCATGGAAGATATTTTAGACATTTCTAAAATGGGTTACCTCCCCTAGAGGATTATAGGAAATAAAAATGAGTGAAACAACCATGACTCCAGAAGATTCTGGAAGTGGCACGCTTACTGTAGGTCAAGCAGCCAATGCTTTTGAAGGTCTAATGAACACCCCAGCTAACTCTACGGAGCAATTAGAAGGTGAACAAGAAACTGAACAAGTAGAAGCTCAAGAAGCAGAGCCACAAACTGAAGAAGTAGAAACAGAAGAAGGTGAAGCTGAAGAACAAGAAGAAACCGAAGTTGAAGAAGAGGAACTCCCCCAGACTTTTAAAGTAAAAGCTGCTGGCGAAGAAAAGGATGTCACCCTTGACGATTTAATTAAAGGTTATCAACTTGGTGCTGATTATACAAAAAAAACTACTGAAGTTGCTGAACAACGTAAAGCTGTTGAAGCTGAACGTGCAGCAATTGAGGAAGCCAAGTATGCTCGTGATACATACGCTCAACGTTTGCAAGCTATAGAGCAATTTATAGTCTCGCAATCTCCTAATGAGGATTTAACATACCTCAAAGAAAACGACCCGATAGGCTATGCTGTTAAAGTTGCTGAACTTTCTGAAAAGAAAGAACAACTCAATGCTATAAGAGCCGAACAATACAGAATTGCAGAAATGCAACAATCTGAAAATGCTCGTGCCATGCAAGAAAGAGTTGCACAGGAAGCACAAAAATTAACACAAGTCTTGCCAGAGTTTTCAGACCCAGCTAAAGGCGAAAACCTCCGTAGTGAGATTCGTAATTATGGCAAATCGCTTGGTTTCACAGATGCAGAGTTATCTAGCGTCTATGATTCTAGGCACGTTGTTACATTACACAAGGCAATGATGTATGACAAACTTCAAAAGTCAAAACCTGCTGTAACAAAGAAAGTTTCTGAAGCACCAAAGATGCTAAAGGCTGGATCGTCTACAAGTAGTAACAACACAGAAACAATTAAAAAACAAAAAGCACAGTTGCGTAACTCTGGAAGAGTAAGAGATGCCGCAGCTTTATTTGAACAATTTTTAGAATAAGGAAAAATCATGGCAACGTATCAAACCTATACCTCTATTGGTAATAGAGAAGATTTGTCAGATGTTATTTATAACATTTCTCCAACAGAAACTCCATTTATGAGTTCTATTGGTAAGACAAAAGCAACAGCAACATATCACGAATGGCAAACTGATTCACTTGCAGCAGCAGCAGCTAACGCTGTAGTTGAAGGTGACACAGCTTCTGACATTACAATTAGTCCAACAACACGAGTAGGTAACAGAACTCAAATCTCATCTAAAACGATTAAGATTTCTGGTACTATGGAAGCAATTAACAAAGCTGGTCGTAAATCTGAAAAGGCTTACCAATTAGCTAAAGTTTCTGCTGAAATTAAACGTGACATGGAAAAAGCACTTTTAAGCAACACAGTTGCATCAGCAGGTAATGCTACTACAGCTCGTACACTTGGTGGTCTACAAACATGGTTAAATTCTAACTACGTTGGTGGCACTAACGGTACTGCTGGTTCATTAGGCACTACAGCTCGTGTATCTGGTACAGACGCAGCTTTCACAGAAGCAATGTTAAAAACAGCAGTTAAATCTGCGTTTACAAATGGTGGTAATCCAACAGTTCTTATGACTACACCAACACAAAAAGTAAACGTATCAGCATTTACTGGTGTTGCAGCTCAACGTTATATGGCTACTGGTGACAAACCAACAACCATTATTGGTGCAGCAGACATTTACTTATCAGACTTCGGCACATTATCTGTTGTACCTAACAGATTTATGACTGCAGATTCTGGTGACAGCGGTGAACAAGCATTTGTTCTTGATCCAGAGTACGCAGCAGTTGCATATTTACGCCCATTCCAAACAAATGAATTGGCTAAATCTGGTGACGCAGATGTTACACAACTTTTAGTAGAATACACACTAGAAGTGCGTAATCAAGCTGCTCACGCAATCGTTGCTGACTTGGCAGAGTAATAAAGGTTTAATGGAACTTTATCCATTATTGAGTGCAGAGGTGATAGGTCATGCCTACACCTCTGTTATTCTTTTTATAGTGACATTTTAATACACTTGTCTGTAAAAGTTGTTTTCACTCAATTCACAGGCAAAAGGCAAATGAATGAAACCAATAACATTTAGAACAAGCGTTGTTCATGATACTGATAGTGGTTTAGTTATTGAAACTAAACAAGACATTACAGATATTATAGATAGTAATTACAACCAAAGAAAACATACAGATAAACACACTCGTTGGGGTGATGATATATTTGATAACAAGATAGCTAGTATTCCTATGACTGTCTTTGACGAATTAAACAAAAGAGGTATTGTGCGTGGATTCCATGTCATAGACCAAAAAGCATTTAGAAAATTTCTTAATGACCCAGATAACAAAGTGTTTAGAACACGAGAAGGCACAGTATAATGGCATTTACTAATTACACAGACCTAAAAGCTACAGTAGCTGATTACTTGGCTCGTAGTGATTTAACAACACAAATCCCAGATTTTATTCAATTAGCAGAAAATAGATTAAGACGTGATCTTCGTGCAAGATTTATGCTTAAAGTTGTTACTACTACCACAACAGCTGGTGATAAAACAGTTGCACTCCCTAGTGACTTTTTGGCTATGCGTGGATTATATTTGCAAACCACACCTGTATCTACTATTGAATATTTAAGCAATCCAAGTTTCTTTACTAACGCCAGAACAACAGAATCAGGCGTACCTACAAAATATACAGTATTAGCAGCAGAATTTCAATTTGCACCTATTCCAGATTCAACATACACATTAAATATGCTTTATTATGCAGCACCGCCATATTTAAGCTCATCAGTTTCATCTAATGTATTTTTAGCTAATTGCCAAGATTTATTGTTATACGCAACATTAGGTGAGGCAGAACCATATCTTATGAATGACGCAAGAGTGCAAACTTGGGCTGCATTATACGATAGAGGTGTAAATTCATTAACAGCAGCAGATGATTCTAGTGAGTACACTGGCAATCTTTCAATTACAACAGCATAAGGAAAAATCATGGCAGAAATGAGTAATTATTTAGAGAACGCACTTATAAATGCAACTCTACGCAACACATCATATACATCACCAACAACAGTTTATGTATCACTATGGACTTCAAACCCTACAGACGCAGGTAGTGGTACAGAAGTAAGTACATCTGGCACAAGTTATGCCAGAACAGCAGTTACATTTGGAGCACCTTCAGATGGTGCATCTACAAACAATGCTGACGTTACATTCCCAACAGCAACAGCTTCATGGGGAACAGTTGGTTGGATTGGTATCAATGATGCTTCTACATCTGGTAACTTACTTTACCATACACCATTAGATACATCTAAAACAATTGATACTGGTGACATCTTTAAGATAAGTTCAGGAAATTTAAGTGTCACGTTGAGTTAGTGTGATATAATAACGGAAACTTTATAATGAGGAATCCGTTATGTATCAAGAAAAAAGGCATCACAATTGCAAATTATCTTATGATGATGAATTAAAGGTCATAGATAAATACAAAGAAGGTTTAAGTTTAGAAGCTGTAGGTAAATTGTTTAACGTTAATTTTGTAACTATAAGAAATGTTCTTAAAGGTCATAAAATAGAACGTAGAAAACAAGGAAATAAAAATAAAATATTTGATGATAAGTTCACTAAAACAGTTATTGACTTGTATAAAGGTGGATTAAGTCAAGAAAAAATAGCAGCAAAATTTCATACTTCACAAAAAGGAATATCAAGACTATTGCAATTTAATGGTATTGATTGCGGAATGAGAAGAGGTGAAAGACATCATGCTTGGCAAGGTGGTAAACACGTTCAAAGCGGATATGTTTTTGTATCTATAACAAAAAACAATCCATATTCATCTATGGCAATATCTAACGGATATATATTAGAGCATAGATTGGTTATGGCACAGCATCTAAAAAGACCTTTAACAAAAAATGAAACAGTACATCATATCAATGGTGATACTCAAGACAATAGAATAGAAAATTTACAATTAAGACATGGGAAACATGGAAAGCATCAAGTATTTGTATGCTGTGAATGTGGCTCTCATAATATTAAATCAACAACTTTATAGGAACATAAATGGCATTAGTTGTTAAAGATCGTGTCCAAGAGACTTCTACCACCACAGGCACAGGCACTATTACGCTTGGTGGTGCAGTTACTGGCTTTCAATCATTCTCTGTTATCGGTAACGGTAATACTACTTATTACGCTATCGTAGGTGGTGCAGAATGGGAAGTAGGTCTAGGCACTTACACATCTTCAGGCACTACTTTATCTCGTGATACTGTATTAGAATCTAGCAATAGTGGTTCTTTGGTAAACTTTAGTGCAGGTACAAAGAATGTATTTGTTACTTATCCTGCTGAAAAAGCTACATACCAAGATGCTAATGGTGATGCTTATGCACCACAGTTTGCTGCTAGTAACGGACTTAATGTTAATAACGGAACGATAGGTACATCTTACACATTCCCTACAGGATATAACTCTGTAGAAGCTGGGGACATCACAATTTCTGGAAGTGTCACAGTTACAGTTCCAAGCACATCAAGATGGGTGATTATATGAGTACAATTATAAACGCAACTACCACTAATGGAGTAGTTATACAGCCTGACAATAGTGGGTCTTTAGTATTACAAACTAATAGCGGAACTACAGCTCTTACTATAGATACATCACAAAACGTAGCCTTTGCTAAAGGTTTTACTGTAGGTGCTACAGCAGCACCAGCGTTTAGTGCATGGCAAAGTTCAGCACAAACATTGTCTAGTACAACTTTTACAAAAATTACATTTACAACAGAGCTTTGGGACACAAATAGCAATTTTGCATCTAGTCGTTTTACTCCAACTGTAGCTGGATATTATCAAATTAATTCAGGGCTTTATACAACAACTAATCAAAATGTTTTTGTAGCGGTAATATACAAAAATGGAACAGCATATAAACAGCAAGTTCAAGGAGGAGCTTCTTCTTTAAATGGCATTGGAGTAAGTGGTATTGTTTATTGCAATGGTTCTACTGACTATATTGAAATTTATGGATATATGTCTACAGGTTCAGCTTTACTTGCAAGTGAAAGTCATACTTGGTTTGATGGCGCATTAATTAGGAGTGCATAATGACATTATACGAAAAAATTATATCTTTATATCCTAATCTTACACAACAAGACTTCTTAACTGTTATTATTCTACAAAACAATTCAGACGGTAAAGGTGATTACATAGCTAAATGGGAACATCCTACTTTACCTAAACCAACAGACGAGGAATTGGCATAATGGCTAACCTTATACTTAACGGTTCTACATCTGGTAGCGTTACATTATCCTCTCCAGCAGTATCAGGCACAACTACGCTAACATTGCCAGCTACAAGTGGGACTGTTGTAGTTACAAGTGGCGCACAAACTATAGAGTTTGCAGACGGTTCTGCATCTACGCCTTCTATAACTAACTCTGGTGATACTAATACAGGCATATTCTTTGCTGATGCTGATACCATAGCTGCTAGTACTGGTGGTTCTGAACGTATGCGTATAGACTCTGTAGGTAGACCATTAATTAATACTACTTCAGCTTTAAATGCAGGTTATATGAGTATGTTATTTGATGGACAAACATATAATGGTTTTACATTAAAAACAAGTTATGCCACTACAGGTAGCGTATATCTTTATTTTATTAATAGTGCTGGTAATGTAGCTGGATTTGTTTCTCAAAATGGAACTACAACTGTTTCATATACAACATCATCTGACTATCGTCTAAAAGAAAACATTGTACCTATGACAGGTGCTTTAGATAAAGTTTTACAACTTAAACCTGTTACATATACATGGAAACAAGATGGTTTAAATGGTCAAGGGTTTATTGCTCACGAATTACAAGCAGTAGTACCAGACGCAGTAGTTGGTGAAAAAGATGCTGTAGACGCAGAAGGCAATCCTAAATATCAAGGTGTAGACACATCATTCCTAGTAGCTACTCTAACAGCAGCAATTCAAGAACAACAAGCAATCATAGAAACTCTAAAATCAGACATATCAGAACTAAAAGCAAAGGTTAATGTATGACAATTTCGCTTTCCGGCACAAATGGAGTCACATTCCCAGACAGTAGTCTACAAACTGCTGCAGCGTCACCTTTTGGGCTAAAGAACCGTATTATAAATGGGGATATGGTAATAGATCAGAGAAATAATGGTGCTAGTGTTAGCACAACACCTACTGATGCTATTTATACTTTAGATAGATGGATGGCTGCTTTTAGTGTAGCAACTAGATATACCGTACAACAAAATGCAGGAAGTGTAACACCACCAGCAGGCTTTACTAATTATTTAGGAGTTACATCTTCAGCGGCAACTTCTGTTGGCGCTAGTGACTATTATTTCTTACAGCAAATAATTGAAGGTTTTAATACTTCTGATTTAGCTTGGGGTACAGCAAATGCTAGAACAGTGACGTTATCATTTTGGGTGCGTAGTTCGCTAACTGGAACATTTGGTGGTGCATTAACTAATAGTGCGCAAAATAGAAGTTATGCATTTAGCTATACAATTTCTGCTGCAAATACTTGGGAACAAAAGACAATTACTATTTCTGGAGATACATCTGGCACTTGGCTTACAAATAACGGTGCTGGAATTAGACTTCGCCTTGGTTTGGGTGTTGGTTCTACATTTAGCGGAACTGCTAGTGCTTGGTCAGGAAGTAACTTTTTTTCAGCCACAGGAGCAACATCAGTAGTCGGAACTAACGGAGCTACCTTCTACATCACAGGTGTCCAACTAGAAATAGGCACAACAGCAACACCGTTTGAACGCAGAATGTATGGTCAAGAACTTCAGTTATGCCAAAGATACTATGAAAAGAGTTATAATGTTCTTACAGCTCCAGCGACTGTAACAGATGAAGGTAGATATATATTACAAGGTTCTTCTGATTCTGGAAATAATTTATCAGTTCCTATATTTATGCAAGTTAGTAAACGAGCTGCTCCAACATTTACTGGGTATATTGCAAGTACAGGTGCATCAGGAAGTTGGGTTTACGGAAGAAATGGAGCATCTGGAAATGCTACAATAACATTTATTAATGCAGGAACTCAAATGGCTCAAGCATATATCAATGTAGGGTCTGCATGGGTAACTTGTTATGCAGTAGGGCATTGGACATCTTCTGCGGAGTTATAAAATGTATAAAAAATATCAAAAATATAATGGAATAGAATTAAATTGCATTTTAAGATTATCAGACAACGCTTGTATCCCATTTGACCCATCTAACACGGATTTTATAGAGTATCAAAAGTGGTTGTCAGAAGGAAATCAACCAGAACCAGCAGACGAATAAGGAGAACTAAATGTTTGGCATAGCATCATTCTCGCAAAGCCCATTTAGCTCTTTAGCAGGAGGACAAACACTTCTAGCTTCTGCTAGTGTAAATGCAACAGCAACTCTTACCGCACTAGGCTACAGAATACTACCATTTAGTGCTGCTATTACAGGCAATGCAACTGTAACAGCTAGTGGCAATAGACTACTATTTGGTAATGCAGTAGTAAACTGCACAGGAACAGTATCAGCAAGTGCTATTAGAGAACGCACAGGTATTGCAAGTATCTCATGTTCTGCAATCCTAACCGTAGATGGTTTCTCATTTATCTATGCTACAGCAGATGTAAACTGTACTGCCACAGTAAGTGCTAGTGCTAATACTACATTATTTGGTAGTGGTGCAATTACAGCAGACGCTACAGTTACTGCTAATGGTAACAGAGTACAGTTTGGTATTGGTTCTATCACAGGTAATGCTACTGTTACAGCAAATGCTAATAGCATATTCTCTGCTAACGGTGTTATTACAGCTAACGCTACAGTAACAGCATCTGCACAAAGAACTAGAACAGACTCTGCAAGTATTACAGCTACAGGCACAGTTACTGCTGACGCTAATAGAATTACATTTGATAGTGCATCTATCACAGGAATTGCCACAGTCACAGCATTAGGTGGTTATGTAGTATCAGGCGTAGCAGATATAGATGCCTTTGCTATTGTTACAGTAAGCCCTAACGCTATACTAGCAGGTTTTGCTTATGTAGAAGGCATAGGAGCAGTAACCGCTCAAGGCACAATATTAGGCGAAGAGTGGGTAGATGTACCAGTAGGTACAGAAACATGGACACCAGTATCAGCAGGATCAGAAACATGGACAGCAGTATCACCTTCTACAGATACATGGACAGAAATCACAGCAGGAACAGAAACTTGGACTGATATTTCTCCAAGTACAGACATTTGGTTACGACAAGGATAAAAGATGGCAAAGACAAAAATTAGTGAATATTCAGCAACCTCATCAGACAATACTGATATAAGTAATATTAATATTGCAGAAGGATGTTCACCTGCTAACTTAAACAATGCTATTAGAACGGTAATGGCACAGTTAAAAGACCAACAAGCAGGAACTTCTGGTGACAGTTTTACAGTTGCTGGAACTTTAACATCTTCAGGAACATTAGCAGTTACAGGTGGTGTAACATTAGACGGTTCAGCAGGCACGTCTGGTCAAATATTAGTATCAGCAGGTTCAGGTAATACTCCTACATGGGGTAATGCTTTTGTAGCTGGTATGATTATATTATGGTCAGGCTCTTCAGCCACTATCCCTACTGGATGGTTATTATGTGATGGTTCAAGTTCTACACCAGACTTAAGAAACCGTTTTGTAGTAGGTGCTACATCTACTTATGCTGTAGGCGCAACTGGTGGTAGCGCAGATGCTATTGTCGTATCTCATACTCATACTGCAACAGTAACAGACGCAGGTCATAATCATACAGTTTTTGTTGGGAATCAAGGCACTCAAAATATTGCAGGTGGTGGCGGTGCTGGTTCAACCATAGCTGGTGCAACACTTACAACCGCTTCAAATACTACAGGCATCACGGTAGCAAATAGTACAACAGGTTCTAGTGGCACTAATGCTAACTTACCTCCATACTATGCTCTTTGCTACATTATGAAGTCTTAATATGCCAGTACAACGCATAGCTTTTAAAGACTGGTTGCCTGACCAACCATCTATATTAGACACAGTATCTGAAGCCAACAATGTTATTCCTTTAGCTGTAGGATATGGTCCATTTAAGTCAGCAGTAAATTATTCAGGTGTAGCTACAGAAAACCTTACTAACTGTTTTGCAGCTAAAGTAAATGCAGACGTATCTATATTTGCAGGTGGCTTTACCAAATTATTTAAAGTATCTGCTACAGACTTAACTATGGAAGATGTGTCTAAAGCTGGTGGATATACAGGTATTAATAGATGGCAATTTGTGCAGTTTGGTGACTATGCGTTAGCTTCTAATGGCTCTGAAAAAATACAATATTTTGATGTAAATTCATCTACAGACTTTGCAGATTTAGCAGCCGCAGCTCCAGTAGCTAAATACATTACAGTAGTTCGTGACTTTGTAGTAGGTGCTAATATAGGTGCTGGCTCAAATCCATCAAGAGTAAACTGGTCAGATATTAACGATCCTACAGATTGGACAGCTGGTGGTGCATCACAATCAGATTTCCAAGAACTTCCTGACGGTGGTGACATTACAGGTATTACAGGTGGCGAGTTTGGTATTGTATTTCTAGAAAAAGCCATTGTGCGTATGTCATACATTGGCTCACCATTATTCTTTCAGTTTGACACCATCTCTCGTAACGTAGGATGTATAGAAGGTGGGTCTATTGCTCAATATGGTGGCATAACATACTTCTTATCAGATGATGGTTTCTACTCATGTAATGGTCAACAAGTTACAGGTATTGGTTCAGAAAAAGTAGACAGATACTTTTTTAGTAACGCTAACATTGGCGATATTGATTCTATTTCAGCAGCAGTAGATCCAGAACGTAATTTAGTTATTTGGAATTACACAACAGTATCAGGTAATAGAGCTTTACTTATCTATAACTTTGAAACACAAAAATGGTGTGAAGCAGATACAGATGTAGACTATTTATCTACACTAGCTACCACAGGTACAACTTTAGACGGTATAGATACAGCTTATAATGTAACAGCAGGTTCTTTTGTAATAGGTAAATCATACACAATTAGAAGTGTAGGTACAACAGACTATACTCTTATTGGTGCAGTAGCTAATACGGTAGGTGTATTATTTACAGCGACAGGTGTAGGTTCTGGTACAGGCGTTGCTATAGATATGGCAGCCTCTGCTGCAGCAACCAGAACTATAGATACTCTTACTACAACACTAGACGATAGACTTTATGCTGGTGGTAAATTTTTATTTGGTGGTGTTCGTGATACTAAAATTATTACATTTACAGGAGTTCCAGCTACAGCAACTATTACTACAAACGATTTAGAGTACGGTTATAACTCTGTGCTTACTCTTATTAGACCTTCTGTAGATAGTGGCTCTGCAAGCGTTTCTGTGGCTTCTAGACGTATGTTAGATGATACCATTACATATTCAACACCTATATCAGCAAGTTCAGAAAACAGATGTCCTGTAAGAAGTGCTGGTCGTTATCATAGAGTAAGTATAACACCTACAGGAGCTAACTGGTTTTCAGCTATTGGACTAGACTTGGATTACACAGAGCAAGGAACTAGATAATGGCTCGTAGTGATATGTACCGTAAACTTGCTTGGACAGGTGGTGATCCAAGACAGGTTGCAGAAATTGTAAATAACCTTGTAGAAGGTAAGTCTAATAATACAGGTGAGTTTTCCACAGCAACAAGCACAACAACTACTACACTTAATAATGAACGTATAGGGTTTAACTCTGTTATCTTATTTATGCCACTAGATCTAAACTCTGCAGCAGAACTTAAAGACATTTACTTTGATACATTTACACAAGGTTCTTGCACAGTCCATCATGGTAGTCATGGCGTTTCAAGGAATTATCGTTATATAATAGTAGGATGATATTACATTACATACCTAAAGATAATTTACGTTCACATTGGGATTACATTAGACACGGATTAGAAATAGTCAGGTCTAAAGGTCATACCGAGTATATACCAGAAGACGTGTATTGTGATTGCTATGAGCAACGTTCTATGTTGTTTATGGGAATAATAGACAATAAACCAGTAGGATTCGTAGTACTTCAACCAATCGGAAACAGGCTTCATGTATGGGCTGCTTGGTCATTAATTAATGATGAGGCACTCTTTATGCAAGCATTTCAAGAGATTCAACAAATAGCAAAACAAGGCGGCAAGACTAAAGTTACATTCAACTCCGAAAGGCGTGGATGGGAACGTAAAGCAAGACAGATGGGTTTTAAACCTCAAACATGGGAATATACACTTTAAGGAACTAGATATGTTTAAGTTACACAATTGGGTACAAGAATTAGTACAGTCATTTACATTTTATGGTGGTGGTGGTTCAGGCGGTGGTGGCACATCTGAAACCAAAAGCGAACTAGATCCTACTGTAAGACCATTCGTAGAATATGGTTTGGGTGAAGCTAAAAACTTATATCAAACTACTACGCCTGAATACTTTAAAGGTCAAACATATGTTAGCCCATCTGCTCAAACAGAATCTGCATTGGCACAAGCTGAAGCACAAGCAAGAGCAGGAAGCCCACTTACAGGTGCAGCACTTAATCAACAATTAGGTACTGTACAAGGTCAATATTTAGGTGCTAACCCATATTTCCAAGCTGCTATGCAACCAGCTGTTCAAACAGCTACACAAGCTTATAACGATGCTATTAAGCAAGCACAAGGTTCAGCGTCTATGGCTGGTCGTTATGGATCTAATGTATCTGCTGACCTTCAAAATAGAGCTGCTAATACTTTGGCTACAACTTTGACTGGCAAAGCGGGTGAACTTGCTTATCAAAACTATGCTACAGAACGTGGTAGACAAGAAGCTGCTGCATTACAAGCTCCTCAATTAGCTCAATCTAGATTCCAAGATATTAACCAACTTATGAATGTTGGTCAAGCTAGAGAACAATATTCACAACAAGCTCTTGAAGATGAAATTGCTAGATTTGAATTTGAACAAAACAAACCATACACTAAACTACAAGCTTATTTGGGTGCTGCATACGGTGCTCCAATGGGTCAAGTTACAAAAACAACTCAATCAGGTGGTGGCAAGATTGTATGTACAGCTATGAATGCTGAATATGGCTTTGGTAGCTTCCGTAATTCTATCTGGTTAGCTCAATCTAAAGATTTAGACCCAGCATACGAAAAAGGATACCATAAACTATTCTTACCATTAGTAACCTATGCTTATAAAGCAGGTGAAAAAAATGCCCTACAACGCATTTTAAGGGGTGTTTTAGAGCATATCGCAAGACATAGGACTGCTGATATATGGAAACAAAAACGTGGTAAAAACAGAGATAATATTGGTATGGTTTACAGATTTATTCTTGAACCTATTTGTTATATAGTAGGAAAGGTAGGCAAATAATGTTTAAATATTTTAACCCTATATGGCTTATTAAGAACTTCTTACAACCTTCTCTTGGTCCAGAAATTTTAGTTCCAGCAGCTATCGGAGCTGTAGGTTCTGGTGTAATGGGTGGAAACCCTATTAAAGGTGCATTGCTAGGTGGTGCTACTGGTGGTATTTTAGGTGGTGCAGGTGGTGCAGGTAGTAATTTATTTTCAGGATTTAAAAGTGCATTACCTACAGGATTACAAGGCACATCAGCAGCAGTTGCTCCTAGTTTAGGCTCTGGTGGTTATGCTGCATTTGCTCCTGCTGCAACTCAAACCGTAGCTTCTAATGTAGCTAATCCTATATTAAGTAACGCATCTAATATGGGTAATATTGGTATGGCAAATACATTTAATACTGGGGCTTCTAATATTTCAAACGTTGCTATGGCTACTCCAGAATATGTTAATCCAGCATTAATTACAAATCCATCACAATTACCTCCTCCAGCGCCACAAACTTATACTGATGGAGTTGCTGATGTTATTAGACCTAGATTTGATGAACCAATTAGAGTAACTGAACAAGCAACAAAAACAGGTGGATATGAAACTCCATTTTATGAAAAAACATTTAATAGTATTTTAAATTACGCACAAAAAAATCCATTAGATATTGCTGGTGTAGGTTTAGTTGCTTCTGGTAAAATTGGACCAAAAGCACCACCATTACAGCCAAGAGATGCAAATATTATTAAAGGCACAACTCCACAATTGGGTCAACTTTTACAAGTTAGAAGACCAACAAGATTTTCATAAGGATAAAAAATGGCAAACGGATTATTAGATTATATTCAAAATTTTGATGTTAATAAAACATTAGGCGTTCAATATGGATTGCCTAAAGGCATGCTATCTCCTGACATTGAAAGTCAAATGGGTGTAAGTGGTGCACTTACTGGAGTAGGAAATGTTATAGAGGGCATACAACAAGGTGCTAGTGTTCCAGAAAATATATTTAGATTTTTGTCTGGTCAAAGAACAGGTCGCCAAAATATTGCTAATACAGCTGTTCAAAACTACATGAATCAATTAAATGTTGCTAAATTACAAGGCGATATTGCACAAGATCCTTTTAAACTTGCTAAATTAAAATTTGAAGTAGAAAAAGCACCTTATGAACTTGGCAACTTACAAAATCAATATTTTCAAAGTTCGTTTAAAACGCAAGGTATTAAAAGTGAACTTAAAAAATTAGAAGACGCTGGAAAATTTGACGAATTAAATACATTAGCTGCAAATCCTGATGAGTATTTTAAGCGATTACTTTCTACAGATATTAATAAAAAAGAGTACACCCAGCCAGAATTAAGTGCTGCAAGAATATTAAACCTTGATCCAAGAAACAGATCAAATTGGAATGAACAAGATGAATTAAATTATAATGCAATTATATCTGCTCCAAGTCAAGCTGAAGCATTTAGAATTAATGCAGAATCACTTGCTAGACATAAAGCAGACCCTAATCGTGTTCCTTACATTCCTGTTCCATCTAGAAATGATGTTATTGCACAAATTAGAAAAGAAACCAAAGGAACATCTATTGCACAAACAAATGGTCAAGTAAATGTTACTCAACCTAATTACAATCCTTCCGAATTATCTAATTTACCAGTAGGTCAATTTGCTCCTACACCAAAATATAAAGAAGGTGGCGTTAAAGGTGCAGACGGAAAAATATATTCTACAGAAGAATTTAATAAATTAGGCACAGAAAAACAAAATTTATTATTAAGAGATGTAACTCGTGAAGAATATGTTAAAGAAGATAAAACATTGTATGAAAACATAAGGCAAGATAAAGCAAGTGCACAATATGCTAATTATAATGCTGATAGAACATCAAAATACATAGAAAAAATATTAGATAATCCTGAAAAATTTACAAAATTATTTAGTACTTTTGGTGGTAGATTACCTATTACAATTAATAAAGCAACAGGTAACTTTGTTGCAACAGAATCAGCTGCACAAGATATTGTTAATTTATTAAACACAATTAAAGGTCAACAATTTACAAATGAAATTCAGCTTATGAGAGCAAATAACAAAACTGGTGGTGCTGTAGGTAACGTATCTGATAGAGAAGTAAGTATGTTTCAAGATATGGCTGCTAATTTAAATTACAGTGGTTCTGCCGAGCAATTATGGAGCGAATTAAATTCTCTATATAATCAAGGTCATAAAATGAATAATATCTATTTAAATAACTTTAAAGATTATTATGGTGAATCAGAATTTAATAGATATAAAATAAATAATTTAAAATTAAATCAAAAACAATTTAGTCCATTATTAAATGAAGCTTTAACTTTACAAAAACAAACTAAATTAAAAAATAGAGTAGAAAATATTAGCCCTATTCAAGGGCTTTCTCCAGAAGGTCAATCAGCATACGATTTATATAAACCTAAATAAGAAGAAATAAATGACACCTACCTTACAAGAATTAGAAGCTGCATTAATAAATGCAAATAATGCTGGAGATGCAACTGCAGCAACAGCAATAGCTAATGACATGAGTAAGATAATGCAACCTGCTCAACAAGTTCAATCAGAATATAAAGGCATGCCTGCTATAACTGTTGCTGAAAGAGCACTAGGAAATATTGGGTCAGATGTAGGGCAACTTGCTAAACAAACTTATGAAGCTATTACTAGTCCAGCACAAACAGCAACAGGAGTGTTAGATTTAGCTTCTGCTGGAATGTCTAAAGTATTAGATGTAACTGGATTAGGAAAATATGCTGATCCACAAAAAATGGAAAAATATAGACAAATTCGTCAAGTTATTGGACAAGATGTTCAAAGCTTATTAACAGAAGAAGGATTAAAACAACGTATAGCTGAAAAACCAATTACTTCTTTACTTGATGTTAGTATGGTAGGTCAAGCAGCTACTGCACCATTAAAAGCAACTAGATATGGCGGAGCGTTAAATAAAGGTTTTCAAACTATTGACCCAACACAAATTATTACTAAACCTGCTGGTGCTGCATTTGAAAAAATATCAGATATTGCACAAACAAAAGCATCACAATATGCACCAACATTAGAAAAAGTAAAATCATATACAGAATCTGGATTTGTAATTCCTCCTAGTGAAGTTAAAGGATCTGGAGCAATTAAAAAAGGATTGGAATACTTGTTAGGTGAAAAAACACCTGTTAAAGCAACAATAAAAAATCAAGAAGTTGTAAATGCTAAAATTAGATCATTTTTAGATGTGCCAGAAAATACTCCTCTTAATAACGCAATGCAAATTATTAAAGATAGAACTAAACCAATATATGATGAAGTAGCAAAAATTAAACCTATTCTTGTATCTAAATCAAAAACAATTCCACAAACTAGAACTGGTGCAATGGGTGAAGTTATTGATATACCATCTAAAAAAGTTGCAGCACAAAAAACTAGAAGCGGACAACAAATATTAAATGATATAGAAAAACAAAGAGCAACAACGTCTAAATCATATAGAGATGCTAATAATAAAGCAAATAGTGAAAACAAATCTCCTGATTATAAAAAAGCCGAACAGTCTTTAGCTAAACAACAAAAATTAGAATCTGAATTAGAAGATTTAGCTGCTTTGTCTGGCAACAAAGAATTAGCTGCTAAATTAAAAGAAGCACGAACAGATAGAGCTAAAGGACATTCAATAGAAAATGCTATTGATAAAGGCGATTTAAATGCTAATTTATTTGCCAAGCAAAACAAAAAAAGATATGTAACAGGTGAAGGTAAAGAAATTATAGACTTTGCTACTGATTATCCTAACCTTGTTAAAAAACAACCAAAGCCATCTATTTTGGCACAAGTGCAAAGTTTAATTCAACCTTTAATAGTTGGTGGTGGTGCAGGGCTTTTAGGAGGTCCAATGGGAGCAGCAGCATTTCTTGGAGCAAGACAAATAACACCGCCTTTGTTATTAAGTAAACAATTACAATCAGGATTAGGTACATCTAATTTTATGCCTACAGGTTCTGGATTGTTAAAAGCATTAGCAAATCAACCAGCTGTTACAGGAGCTACATATATTCCTAGCTTATTACAATCTGCTGACATTGATCTTGCAAGAGAATATTAATGATTGAATGGCACGATTTATACCTACCCCCTATAAACTTATATAACGCTCCGAAAGGATAAGATGGTGAAGTCAGACGTAGAATCAAGATTAAGTACACACGAAGAAGTATGTGCATTACGTTACGAACAAATAAATGCAAGACTAAAACGATTAGAACAAATTCTTTTAGGTACAGCAGGTTTTGTGATTGTATTTCTATTAACTAATAAATTTATGTAACATGAAAACATTTTCTAAAATATTTAGTTGGACAATTATTGTTTTACTTGTTTTATTTATGGTTCATACTGCACACGCTGATACTACTACTATTAACTATAAAGGTCAACCACCACCTAGTGCCATTAGCCCTTCTATAAGTGCTTTTAGCCAAGACGTTTGCCTTGTCCCTGTTAGTGGTTCTGTTTCTAGTACTTTGTTTGGCGTAAGTGGTGGCTCTGGCTATAAAGACGAGAACTGTGAGCGTATTAAATTAGCTAAAACTCTCAACGATTTAGGTCTTAAAGTTGCAGCAGTTTCTATACTTTGTCAAGATAATAGAGTATTTGAAGCTATGTTGCAATCAGGTTCACCATGCCCTATAAACGGTTCTATCGGTGATGCTGCAAAGCGTGGCTGGTATGAATTAAAACCAGATACATTTAAGAAACTTTATGGTCAAACATTCACTATACCGCTTGTTCCTGACGAGCCTATTACTACTTCTCTCCCTACTAAAGGTAAATAACGCCTATGCTTGGTATTGCAACTATACTCCAACGCCTGAAGGCTATATGCTTCAAGGTTCTCTCGTATGTCATGGCATTGATCCACAAATTGCAATTAAAGACTATTGGTGCGTATCTTATAACCCAAGTGACCCAATATGTAGTGCGTATCAAACTCCTGCTTGTTCAGACTTGGTTGAAAATCAAACCACTGCTTGCACGTTACCTCACTATAGCGGTGCTGTTAATCAAAGCAGGAACTTTAGTTGTTCTACGCAAAGCTGGTCAGCTTGGACAGAAACTTCTAACAATTGCACACAAGACCCTCCAACGTGTCAAACAAGCACTGAAACTAGACAAGTAGCCTGTCAAGCAGACTATGTAGGTTCTATTACTGAAACTAACATTTCATCTTGCCCAGATCCTTATGGAAGTCCTGTATGGAATGGTTGGGTAGAAACAAATAATACATGTGTTAAGAGTGCTACAAACGTCACTAACGTGAGTTCTCCAGTTAGCCCTAGCTCACCCCTTAACCCAGTAAATAACCCACCTCCACCACCGCCTGCAGCACCTCCACCGTTACCAGCTGAACCGCCTAGAGTAGAGTCAGTTCCTGTTAAGGTTGAACAACCAAAACAAGAAACTAAAAGTGAGCCAAAAGCAAAAGAAGACAGCCCAAAAGACCCACCAAAGACTGAACAAAAGAATGAGAGCAAGGAAAGTCCTAAACTTGACGTACCAAAGGGTAAAGAACTTGTACATGGCTTTGGGATAGTCCTTTCTTTAGAAATACTTAACAGACCTATTATACAGCAAATAGAAATAACAGACGCATTTAAATTTGATACGGAGATAAACAATGAGTTCGGAAAAAATCAAAACCTTCAGCTTGAGCTTATCCAGCTCGGCACTTCTGAAATTGATTTTAATAGCATTGCCAATAGTAGCTGGCTCGGCATACGCAGGCATAACTTTTTACAACAAGATGGTTACGGCAATTGAAGCTGTTGACAGTTTAGATTTAGCTCCTATAGAGTCTAAATTAAATGGTTTAGAAATACAAGTTAAAGCAATAAATGAAAGACAATATCAACTGTCAGAGTCTATAATGAAAGCTAGTGAAAAGTCTTCAGATGCTATTGCTAACTCTCGTGAAACTGCAGCTATGGTATCAGGTCTGCGTAAAGAATTAGAAGCTACTGTTAATGCTATGGATGATAAATTAAATACTGTTAAACGCAGCACAATGAACCCATTATCAAAATGACATTCATCACAGAAAATAATATAGCTAACCTCTATAGTGCAATTATAGAGATGCCTATATTTGATGAATACAAATTACCACCAGCATCTAAAGTAGATTTTGTTATTGTAAATGACAATGCTATATGTGGAGAGTATCAACCACCAGAAAAAAGTGAACCACATGTCATTACTATATCTACTGCAAGACATTCTCACTTATACCCTGTGTTAATTACACTTTGCCATGAAATATTGCATATGTGTGTATATACAGTTTCACCAAAAACAGAGCAGTACACAAGTCATAAAGGCTTGTTTCTTAAATTACAAAAACGTGTAGCCAAAATGTATGGCTTTGATCCAAAGGAGTTATAGATGTTAAGTATTTTATCAGGTATATTAGGTTTTGCTACTTCAGGCTTACCCAGTGTTTTAGGTTTCTTTCAGCAAAAGGGTGACCAAAAACATGAAAGAGAAATGGCTAAACTACAAACAGAACGTGAATTAGAATTAGCTAAAGCAGGCTTTATATCACAAGAAAAGATAGAAGCTATTAAGCTAGACCAAATAGAAGTTCAAACATACGCACAAGAACGTGAAGCATTATACGACCACGATAAGAAGCTAGTAGAAAATGCAAGCCCTACAGTTAAGAATTGGAACGCTATGGTTAGACCTGTAGTCGCTTTTATCTTTGTGGGTGAGTTAGTGCTTATCAACCTTATCTCATTAGCATGGGCTATGTGGTCAGGTGTAGACTTTGTTGTAGCATCTCAAGAAGTATTTGGTTCTGAAGAAATGGCTATTACTGCATCTATTATTGGTTTCTATTTCGGTTCTCGTACATGGGAAAAGAAACGTGAAAGTATCTAAAGAGGCTATCAAGTTAATCCGACATCATGAAGGTGTTCGTAATAAGCCTTACAAGTGTCCTGCTGGTTTATGGACTGTCGGTGTGGGTCATCTTATTGGAGATGGCAAGTCTCTTCCAGAAGCGTGGAATAAAACATTTACAAACGAGGAAATAGATGGAATTCTTAAACACGACCTCAATCGTTTCGAGTTGGGAGTACGCAAGATGCTACCTAACGTGCCTCTTCGACAACACGAATTCGACAGCATTGTTTCTTTTTGCTTCAATCTGGGTCTTGGATGCTTTCAGCGTTCAACCATCCGTCAAGCGTTGCTTCGTGGCGATAAAGAAGCGGCTATGGAATCGCTAGTTAAATATTGTAGAGCTGGTGGTAAAGTCCTAAAAGGCTTACAAAACAGAAGATTGGATGAACGCAGACTATTTCTTGGTATATAATAAGTAAACTTATAACTAAAGGTTATTATGAAAATTTTACTTATTGATATAGAAGTAGCACCAAATACTGCTCATGTCTGGGGTATTTTTGACCAGAACATCTCTATAAATCAATTATTAGAATCATCTTATACCCTTTGCTATGCAGCTAAATGGTACGGTGAATCTAAAATCATGTTTGATTCTATTCAAAAATCTGGCAAACAAAAGATGCTAGACTCTGTGCATAAACTTCTCGATGAAGCTGATGCCATCGTTCACTACAACGGTTCTAGGTTTGACATACCCATACTACACAAAGAGTTTTTATTAGCAGGTATGCCGCCTCCAGCACCTGCCAAACAGATAGATTTATTACAAGTAGCAAGAAGACAATTTAGGTTTGTTTCTAACAAACTAGATTATGTATCACAGGCTTTAGGTTTAGGTTCTAAAACAGAACATGAAGGTCATACATTGTGGGTTAAGTGTATGAACGATGATCGTAAAGCTTGGAAGACTATGGAAGAGTACAATAAAAACGATGTAGTACTACTTGAAAAAGTTTATGACAAGTTTAAAGCATGGATTAAAAACCACCCTAACCACAATGCGTATTCCGCAAATACAGTATGTCCAAATTGCGGTTCTAGCAAATTACAAAAGCGTGGTTCAGCAGTTAATTTATCACGACACTATCAACGATTCCAATGTCAAGGATGTGGTAAATGGAGCAGATCAGTGAAATCAGAACAAGTTACAAAAGAATCAGTTATCAGCATATAAGGAAAATTATGAACATTCAACAATTATGTGAGCACATGGTAGGCAAAATGGTAGTAGAAGCAGAAGCCTACTACGGTGAAGACGTGCTTATTATAATGTTAGATGACGGAAGCCACATCGAAATTAGTGGTGATGGGCTTTCCGTTTATTCAGAAGTGCCAGAACTAGACGATTAAGTTAAAATCATTTAATTCTTTGTTTTGTAATTCATACAAATCAGCTTTTGTTTGAAAAGCTGTATTATCACTTCTAGTTCTTACAGTACCTTTTTTATAAAAACTAGCTTTTTCAATAAAATCATTTTTATCTATCCAGCCACAAATAGTTAATATCATATTGGTTCTATTTAAACTACAAAATATGTATCTATCTACTTTGTATTTATCTTGCAATCCAATTAGATTATTTACAAAGTATGGCTTTGGCTCACAATTTCTTCCCATAGTTTTTACATCATACGTTTTATCTTTATATGTAAAATCTACTCCATTATCAAATCCATTAGATTCAATGAATGGTAATCCTAAAAAATCTAAAACAACAGACTGACCTACAATACCTCTTAACTGTTCAGAGGCATTACCATCAGCAACACCTCTATTACCAAAGTTAGTTTTTTTTAGTAAACTTCTACAATGACTAACAATTTCATCCTTGATCGGAATGTTAATCATCAACCATTTCTAGTCTTTGTAATTGAGCAGCAACCTCTGGTGGATTAACAACATCTTCATCTTTAACTATCTCTAATAGTTTATTTTTATACCATTCAGACTTGTCTAAATCTTCCTCAAACTTGCCTTTAAAAGGGTAGCGTAAGTCGTATTTCATCTTACAACCTTTTAGGTATCCAATAAACTCTTCTTTTGTCAAGCGACTTTCAATGACATCTATTGCTTCTATACCACCTACCAAGTAATGCTTTGGATGATTTATATTATCCATATGATTCTCCTTTTAAAATTTACCTCTTAAATACTTTAAGATTCCGTAATTATAACCACGCATTGTGCAATCTATCAAGGTATAGTCATACAATAGTTCATCTATACGTCTTCTATTCCAAGCACTATGGAATTCTATAAGAAATACTACTGGTTGTACAGTCAAGTTCTCTAGTATCTCTATTTCTGCACCTTCAGTATCTATTTTCATGATGGCACACTCTGGCAAGTGTTTAGCAGACATGACTTTAACTATCTCACCTTCTTGTCTTTGTTCTTCACCTTCGTACAGACTGGCTTCCCCACAGTTATGTAATCCATAATACATCATACGCTCACCATCTTCTTTGCCAATAGCAAAGTTTCTAATGGCTATGTCAGTTCCTGCTGTATTTTGTCTTAATAAACTATAGTTAGCTTTTATAGGTTCATAACAATCTATCTTTGGTTTATCAAAGTATTCATGTGCCCATACTGCAAAGCCACCTACATTAGCACCTATGTCTATAATATAAGGGCTTTTTCCTATACCTTCTATAGCATATTCACCTTGAAATATCTTACCTACATGGCTAATCATGTCATTAGGTATAATCATACAAGCCTGCCACTAAATTGATAAGTGCCTGTGTGACCTAGTTGAGCCCATGCTGCACCCCAAACCTTAATACCATTATCCCTAGCTAGTTTACAGAAGTGATAATCTTCACTTAACAAATGATTTTGTTCATCAATGCTAGTGGTAAAGTATTCTACAACTTGGTCGCCTATATTTGAATTGTCATTAACATCATTCATGTTGTGTTTATAAGATGGACACTTGTCTTTTAGCTTTTCAAATACTTCACGTTTAATCAACATAAATCCAGTGCCACCATGTTTAATCTCAAATGGTTTATCTAATGGCACAAGTTGTTTCTCAACATCGCCAACCATATTTACTACATACTCGCCAGTAAAGTATTTAAGTTGATCCTGTGGCACTTTCTTTTCAATAGCAAAAGATACTGCACCCCAGTTAATTTCTTTTTTAGGATACAAGCCACATATAATCTCTACGTCAGAGTCAATCATCTTTAATAAATCTTTTGCTTCAAACTGTATGTCAGCATCAATAAACATTAAGTGTGTAGAGTCGCTTTTTAAGAAATCATTGACTAAAGTATTACGACCTCTAGTAATAAGGCTCTCGTTGTATAGAAATGAAAAGTATGCTTCTATGTCTTTAGCATTAAGCCATGCTTGCAGTTTAAGCATAGACTCTAAATAAGTGCCATAACATAAACCTCCATACATTGGTGTTGCTATAAATAAGTTTGGTTTAGTTGCCACCGTAAGCCTCCGTTAGTTTTTTGCTATCATATTTTTTAACATTAGTTACTTTTACAATATTTTTGGTATCTGGTATTAATGGTGTTATCGTAACATTATGAAGTTTTAATTTAAGGTCTTTTAACCATGAAAGTTCCGTAGGTTCTGAAGTCATAAGACCAGACCATACAAGTTTCCCTGTGCTGTCAAACTCTTCTACAAGCCATGCTATAGGTTTCATTAATAAAATACCATCCTTCCTATGTGGACTACTTTCTTTTTATTCCAAATAAATCTCATATCTATACTATCATCATGAAAATAAAGACTATTTGCAACTGGGTTAGCATACTTCTTAAAAACTAATGTGTCAAGTACCAGTAATTGAGTTTCTAAAAACATTTTTTGATCTGGTTTAGCTTGCTTACCATTTACATAGTTTTCTACTCCTATGAACTGCCCACGACTATACACAACCTCACAAGCATCTTTGCCAAACCTTTTAGACCTTACTCTATTTGCAATCACATGAATAACCCCTAACTTTTCCTCTAGTGATTGCGTATTGACTTCTGTATAAACTGCTGTAGCTATACAATGAACGTCATGCTCTGTCAGTTGCATGTCCATTATGGTTTGTAAACATTATACACAAGTGGATGAATAACATCTGCACCTATAATATCTATTATCTTTTTTCTAATAGAATCTTTATGCACGTTTACTACAAAACAACATGAATCTAATAATTCGCTATTAGTAAACAACCATTTAATAGCGTCTATTTTGTTTTCAAAATTAATCTTATGATGATACTTCATATTTTTAGTACCTGATTTATTAGGTGCGTGTCTATATAAAGCATCTTCTACTGCTTGCGTTAGTATACATGTCAGCAATTTACCCTCTGGGGTATGTGCTAACACACTATTGTCATCAAAATCTATAATCTCTTCCATAATGTCTCCGTATTTTCATTAGGGTAATATAAATATTTCTTACTTGCTTTTGTATCGCAAAAACAGCATAATTTTATATACAAACTACTTTGTCTTGCATGTATTACATACAAAGGTGTTTGTGTAGCAAAATGTGTAATATATTACACACAAATGTACTAAATATTAGAACAATTGATCTATTAAGGAGAACAATATGTGGACAACACCATCAGCAACAGAAATGCGTTTTGGCTTTGAAGTAACTATGTACGTTATGAACAAGTAGTTATAAGCATGTTGGGGATGCTCCTAAAAAGGAACATCCTCATCTACTGCTGCTTGTTTAGGCTTAACATCACCATCTTTTAGCTGTACAGATCCACTAATAAACTTACCTTTAGCACTTTCTCTAATCCAGCCACTAATTCTAAATTCAATACCATCTACGTTAGCAATACCTGTGTAATCTGGTCTTTTAGGATTGTCTCCCTTATCATTCTTAAATAAAGTAAACGTGTTTGTGTTGTCATATTCTGCCATTTTATTTTCCTTGTGTTTTATAAAAATTTGCTACTGTGCTACCTGTAAAGTTATCAGGATTACGTTTAATTAACTGACCAATAACTTTATCTAACTTTGCCATTTGCTTTTCTTGCTCTTCAATATCTAATGAATGAAATGTTTCTGCATGTAATCCACTAGAAGCCCTGATTAACATTTGCCTTTCTATATCATTAAACATTACTTAATCTCCTTAAGTTTATTTATGATTGTATCTACTTCTTCCAAGAATTGTTTTACTTCTGACTCAAGTTCTTTTTGATACACTGGGTCTGCTTCTATACGCTTTACAAATACCTGTAAATGCTCTGGGAACATAGGGTTGTAGCTCACAAAGTCACACCATTTACGACCTGTCACTAAAAGCTGAAACTGTACTTGAGGAACGTACTTACTTGGAATATCTTGTGTCATTAATGTTTCTGTATGCGTACTTCCCATAGGACATTTAATTTCAATAATCCCATCATCGCCTACCATACCATCTGGACTAGCACCAGCTTCCAAAGTGGGATGCTTAACGAATCCCACTTCTTCCACTTCCCCGAATTGTTGCACATATCTATCTCTAGCAAATTGCTCTCTATCTATACCGTCTTGCATTGCTTGATTAATATATGTTTCTTGCCTTTCACCTGTAAGCCTTTCGCTTACTAGCTGAATTTTGTAGTTACGTCTAGATGCAGATTCACCACTCTTAATCTTTGCTAATACATCAGCTACACGACTGGCTGTAACCAAACCGAGCCTCGCTTGAAACCACTCTTCTGATCGTTGTTCCATTAGATAAAGTCCTCTGCTTTAGTATCTTTCATCTTGATAACTGCACCTGCACTAGCGTCAATAGCATCATGCTCTACAATCTCAAAGGCATTAGTCCATAAATATCTACGCAAGTAAGTTTGCACTGCACCTAAATTTTGAACGTCATGGCAACCTTTTAAAGCTGCACTTGACATAGGGCATTTAAACTCAATAAATTGTGTAACATCATCCATATCTGTAATAGTAAGAATTGCTATGTCTGTATAAAATGTTACTGTGCCACAGATACCCACCTCATTACAAATCTCTTGAATAGTAGGTAAGAAATCACCTAACTCAAAATACTTGTATCCTGCAAATTTATTGTGACCAGATTTTTTAAGGTCTGCTGTTTGTAACTTTAATCTTGCTTTCATTAATTTACTGTGTATGCTCATCTTTTTCTCCCCTGTTACATAATTTAACGTCTCTAATACTTCTTTCTGATGTTGCTCCATCATTACTTGATCGTAATGTTGTTGTTGACTCATTTGCTTTCTCCCATTTGTCGTTATCTTCTTTAAGTTCTTTTACAAGATCAGCAAGAATAACTGATATATGTTTTAAAGAATGTGCCATAAAAAATATCCCCAAAATATTACTAAAAACCACTTTACCACATAATAGAACTTTTGTGTAAACTTTTTTTGTAGTCTGTCATTAGTGATAATTCTCATAAATTTATTTAAATTCATGTCTACTCCTAAACTTGAAAACACACTATACGCTTACTTTAATAAATTGTCAACAAGTATTTTAATAGGGGAGGTATTTATCCGACTTTTATATTTATTGACAAGATTTAAATTAGGTGTTATAGTCGCCATTCATTTCAATAAGGAGATTTAAATGAACTTTACAGAGGCTGTAGCACACTTTAATAACTCAAGACGTAAGATGGCATATGCTTTAGATATATCTATTCAAGCTATTCAATATTGGGCTAAAGACCCAGCAAAAGATATTCCAAAGAAGCGTGTAGAACAAATTGAAGAGATTTTAGTTAAGCGTAGACAATCTGAAACTATTCCTCAAGGAGAATAATATGACATCAAGAGAAGCATTATTATCAGCAAAATACGCATTAATTAAAATTCATACTATTTTAGAATTAGCAGATGGGCATACTAACAATGGTGGTTTGGAACTAACAGAACCAGAATGGGAAGGTATTTATGATGCTATAAGAGATGGATTGGGTGGGGAAGATGTATAAAATTAAAAACTGGGAAAAGTTTAATTTATACAATGTTTCTAATCCAAAATATCGTAAAGAAATGACTTGGTTTAAAATTTATGGTAGAGATATTTTAAATAATTTAGATTGGTTTACACTTACTTCTGACCAAAAATCAACACTTTTTGAATTATGGTGTTTAGCTAGTCAAGATGAAGGTAAATTACCTAGTGTTGATATTATAGCATTTAGACTTCGAAAAGATAAAGACTATATAATCAATGCTTTAGAAACTTTAAAGGATTGGCTCTGCCCTTTGTCTACCCAAAGTCTAGACATTGTCTGCCCATCGGATGCCCTAGATAAGATAAGAGAAGATAAGATAATATCTATTGTGCGATTTGAAGAGTTTTGGAAAGAGTATCCAGTCAATAGAAAAGTAGGTAAAAAACCTTGTATGGAAAAATGGGGTAGCAAGGGGTTGGATAAAATTGCAGAAAAGATTATTAATCATGTAAAAACTATGAAACAAAGTAAATCATGGAAAGAAGGATTTAACCCAGCACCATTAACATACATTAACCAAGAGAGATGGGAAGATGATAATACACCTAAACGAAATGTATGGGATAACGCATTATGAATTTAGGTGATGCTATGGAGTCACTAACGGTTAGTCAGTCCGTCATTACTGACTACTATCAACAAAAGGAATATGCTTATGCAGAGTTTAAGGTTAAGGATACGTCTGTATTTACTGACGATGTCTTGCGATATTTTAATACTGAAATACATAGTGGGAAAACATTGGGGTTTATTAAAACGGAAGATGGGTTTAGGGTAAGACCAAGTGAGCTGACTGTGTTGACAGGTGTATCAGGTCATGGTAAGTCTATGTGGCTATCACAAGTCATATTGTCTTTAATGACACAAGGAACAAAGTGTTTAGTAAGTTCGTTAGAGATGAGACCTGTGTTGACATTGGCTCGCATGATTACACAGACTTTAGGCTCACCAGAACCGACAGATGAATTCATAACTAAATTTTGTGAACGTGCAAAAGACAAGTTATATATCTACGATCAGACTGGTTCAACATCTAGTGAAGACATGATTGCTACATTGTATTGGGGTAAACACATTTTAGGTGTAGAAGTATTTGTGATTGACTCATTGATGAAAATGTCAGACATCTCTGAAGACAATTACGAGAAGCAAAAGTTGTTTATAGATAGGCTTGCTGTCACTTGCAGAGACTTGGAGATTCATGTATTCTTGGTAGCACATACAAGAAAGATGGCAGACGAATCAGAGATTCCAGATGCTACTCACATATTAGGATCGAGCCATATACGAAACTTATGCGATAACATAATTTGTGTGTGGAGAAACAGAAACAAAGAACGTGATGTAGAAAACAATGAGAAGACGGAAGATGAATTAAAGAAGATACCAGACGCTATGGTGTTTGTTCAGAAGCAACGTAATTATCAGTTTGAGGGTAAGTTTAGTTTTTGGTTTGACCCTAAAGGATTAAAATACAAAGAGTCACCACGATGACAATAAATGATTTTATAAAAGAATGTAAAAAATTGTTTGGTGATGACATTGCTTACAAAGCCACATCTAATGACGGTGTGACTTTTAAATCTAAAGGATGGAAGGATGAATATGATTCGATTCGTTTTGACGAAATACAATTACGAAAACTTGATAACAAAAATTAAGGCTCTTGATTTAACTAAAAGATGGCGTGTAAACATTAGCGAGGAAAAAGTTGTGAGGTCACTTGAACAGAACGAAAGACTTTGGTCGTTGTATGGTTCAGTTGCTAACTATACAGGTGAAGACCCAACCACTATTCATGAGTTAATGGGTTATAAGTTTCTTCGATATCAAACTGAAATTGCTGGCAATCCAGTTGAGTTGGTGAAGTCTACTACTAAACTTACTACTAAAGAAATGACAGAGTATCAAGAACATATTGAGCAATGGGCTAGTCAGTTAGGTTGGAGTTGGGAATTATGAGACAACCAATCATTGATGGCATAGTTATATTTTGCATCGTATGGTTTATTGGTGGTGTTGCTAAACTCATTAGGTATTTTTATGAATTATCGTAGCAAGAAATTGTTAGAAGCGGTTCGTGAGTTTCCTTGTGCTATGTGTGGCAGACAAGACGGAACAGTTTGTGCAGGTCATTCTAATCAACAGCGTGATGGTAAAGGCACAGGTATCAAGGCTCATGATTATAGAATCGCTAGTCTTTGTTATCAATGTCATGATATGATAGACAACAACAAAGAGTTAGACAGAGCAGAAAGAATTGAAGCATGGGAGCAGGCTCATCGTAAAACTGTGGGTTGGTTATTTGATAGAGGGGTAATTAAAATTGGGTAAAGGTTCTGGAAGAAGACCATTGTTAATTTCTGAACAAGAAGCAGAAGACAACTGGAATAAAATATTTAAAAAAAATTACGAATACGAATTAAACAAGTCTACAGGTGAAGTAGAAAAACGTTTTATAGATGGCATATCTAAACCTAATAGCGAGCAGTTTAATAATGTCAAATAAAGATTGGACTGGAAATAGTGTTGCGTATTCTAAAACATTGGGAGCAAGCAGTCACGCTAACCATGAAAGAGAAGCCAATGATTATTATGCTACAGAACCTAAAGCTGTTAGATTGTTTCTTGAAATAGAAAAATTTGAAGGCAAGATTTGGGAGTGTGCTTGTGGTGAAGGTAGTTTATCCAATGAAATGAAATCACTTGGGTATGATGTTTACAGTTCTGATTTAGTTGATAGAGGTTATGGTGAAGTAAAAGACTTTCTTTCTATAGAAAATAATCAACAAATAAATATGAATATTATTACTAACCCACCATACAAATATGCTAACGATTTTATTGTAAAGTCTTTATCTATTATGAAACATGGTAAAAAGTTAGCATTATTTTTACCCATAAGATATTTAGAAGGCAAAGCTCGCAAAAAGATATTTAAAGAAAATCCACCTAAAATTATTTATGTAAGCAGCAGTAGATTAATATGTGCAATTAATGGTGAATTCCATAAACAAAAAGGTTCAGCAGTTTCTTATGCTTGGTTCGTATGGGAAAAAGGCTATCAAGGTTCAACAACTATAGATTGGTTTAATTAATGGCAACTAGCCCAACGCAGTTAAGCCTTAAGAAGTTAAGAGCAGATGGATACCTTGTAGCTATTACAGAACGATGGAACGCTTTTGCAAAAATAAGACAGGACATGTTTGGGTTTATAGATTTACTTGCTATCAAAGATGGTGAAATACTTGCAGTTCAAACTACATCTGCTAGCAACATGTCAGCAAGGGCTCATAAGATTGCAGATAGTGAGTATGTAGGAACGGTTCGTAAGAGTGGTATGAAAATACATATTCATGGGTGGGTCAAGACTGGCAGAAAGTGGGAATGTAAAGTGATGGATGTATCATAAGGAAAAATATGGAAGCTAAAGTTAGAGAATATAACGTTAAAGGTCGTTTAGTTCATATAGAAAAAATGCGTAATTTAATTTTAGATGCGTTAGGTGATAAATCTTTAACCATTGCAGAGTTATCTGAAGAAATGGGTATGGAACACAGAAAGATTCAATACATTGTATTAAACATGAAAAATTTAGGCATGTTAAATTCGACAGAACGTGAACAACAGGGACAAAAGAAAATATACAGATACTTTAAACCTAAAGTTAATTTATTACAAAACATATTTCACCCTATGCCAGACTTTAGCGACAGGATCAAAGGCATTTATATCCCTACAGAAG